TTACAAAAGAACAACTTTCAGATGACAGATCGATTGAATTAAAACTTGCAGATAAAAGCAAACGAAAATATAAAATGGACGAGTCTCCTGAAATGAAATACATACCCTTTACAAGTGACGAGGCATTATTTGAAATATCTACCATAAAAGAGGGTTTAAGTGAACAATTAATAACAGCAATAAAAGAATCTTCCATTGATTGTGCTGTTTATTCTAAAATATCAGGAAAGGAGCAACTAAAATGTCTTCAATTTGGTGAACCTACTGCAAATACTTTTTCGTATAACCCTTCCATTTCTATGGACGGACCTGATTCTGTATCTAAATTAAATAAAAAAACAGTAGAATGGGGAGCTGAAGAATTTACATACAAGGGCAAAACATATGCTTATAGAACAATGAGAGACGGAAATGATAGGTTGTATGACCTAGATAGTTTTTTAAGAGCCCAACAGGTGGTTGGTGTAGAACCCATCTATTTAGGATATGTTGTAAAGAATAGAGGTAAAATAGTGGATGTTGTTTTGAATCCAATATAGAAACTGTAAAAAAATCTCAAAGAATAGAAGAGATAGAAGAGTTTGAAGTTTCAGTCTCTGGAATATTTTTTAGCATCAAACTACGAACAAGTTCTAGCAAATTATCTATTTTTTTATCTATTTCGTCCAATCTACTATTCATTTTAGTGACGACGACAACAACAGAATCGTTTGTATTTTCACAAACTGTTGTTGTTGCTGTTGGGGGTTCAATCCGTTTTAATTTTAAAAACACATTATCTGGTTTAGAGGTCTCATTGTTTGTATCCAACCATGAAATTTTTTTAGGATAAGTAGGTTGTTGTTGTTGTTGTTGCAGTTTCTGGTACTGTTGTGGTTTCGGTGATAATATAGACGATGATGCAATTGTTGACGAATCGAGTTCTATAAATTCACCATTTAAACTTGATATGGATGTATTGTCTATTTTAATGTATTTAAAATTTTGGGGGTTATTGTTTCTCTCAGATCGAATAGAAGGTTTATTTAAAATGGTTGTTGTATTATTTGAATTCGTTGCTGCTCTTTTAATCTCTTCTATATCAAAGTTTCGCATAGATATTGTTTGACTTATTAATTCTTCCATCCCAACTATAGGTGATATGTTTACATCATCTTTAAAGTTGGGTGTTTGAGGAATGTTTGTATGTATAGCATTCTGAAATTCGTTTCTTTTATTAAGATAATCCATTTCGAATTTAGTTTTTCTCTCCAATTGTATTTCTTCTGAAGTGATTGGTTTTTGTTTATTATTTGAATCAAATCTTTTGTTTCTCTCTACAGATTGAGATTGAGAATGTTCTTTATTATACAAATCATGTTTTATAGTATGTACAATACTTGTTATAAATCCTTTGTTCATATCCACTAAATTTTTATACCCTATATGAATACTATCATTTGAAAAGGTTTGAACATATGATAAAAAAAATAATTTGAATTGTTTTGATGATGGGTCGTATCTTCCTTTACATACATCATCATCAGTTACAAGCTCCCATAATAATTCAACATTTTCATTGTTCAAAAAATAAGAGTTGAGAGATGGGGTATTGTGTGTATTCATAATCGTATTGTAATAAATATACATATATTTTTATTTCTATATGTATATTTTTGTAAGTAAATTACAAATCTGGATTAAAATATATCTCTCTGAATTTTTCTATATCTTCATCCTTTATAATATGATTTTTAAGATAATATGAATTGATTTTATCTTCAAGCATATGCACTATAAAATACAATGAATACATACCACATTCAGTATTTCCGTATTGATGTTCGACTGGATGATTTTGATCGAATATAAAATGAATTGGTTTCTTCAACGAATTTCCTTGAGAGATAACAGTGTTTACAAATTTCATTATCTGTTTTGGTATTTTGAAACCAGCACTATCGAAATAAAAAATCATTTTTCGTTTGATATTGATAAACAAGCTAACCCAATGTGACCCATCTTTTGTATGAGGATCTAAATTAAAAATAATACCTACTTTTGTTTTACCCTTTTTTATTTGTTCTTCCAAATTGAATTGGCATAATTCCTGCCAAACACACTCGCCATACATTTTTCTTACATCATAATCAATTGGAGAGGGACCTAAAAATTCAAAACATTTATAGGCTTCTTCGTATTGGCGCATAACATCAATAATATCATTACTTGATAACCATTCATTTGGATTCTTTTTCCAATCGTCAGGTGACTCGGGTGAAAATGAATAATCTAATTCTTTATCGAGTTTTCCATCTACAAATTTTTGTTTTAACCAACAAGATTCTTTATTGCATGAATGTTTCATTTTTTCTTTCAAGAAAATCCATATATTCTTTTTATTATCACTTGTTATCAAATCATCAGGATGTCGTTGATTCCACAACTCTTTCAACTGATAAATTGCATCATTTGATAAACAAGTAAAGTCTTCACTTGTTCCGCTGACATGTTTTGATTTTAATTTGGATATAGGGCTACAGTTTAGTTTAACCATACCTTTATACAAATCCATATCACGGTTATCACTATTACTATTATCACTATTACTATTATCACTACCACTTGTATTGGATTGTAACTCTGCAAACCTGACATGTTTTTTTGATTTGTTAGATTTTCTTTTACGATTCCGTTTTGTTTTTTTTATTGTCCTTTGTTTTTTTTTTTTCAGAGGCTTCATAATTTTTATTGTTATTATTATTATTTTTATTGATATTTTTTGTTTTTAATTTTGGGTCTGTTAAATCTATTTCTCTCTGTATTGGGAAAAATATGGGCGGTTTATCTATAGATTGTTTTTTGATTTTTACAAAATTGTCTAATAATGTTAATTGTTTTGGAGTTGTAAAGGAACGCATTGTAATCAAACCATCATTCTTTTCAGATGAAAATGTATCGTGCAATGATTTATCCTCTTTTGGGTTATCGTTTAAAACATCTTCATAATCTTCTTGAATAATATCCATAGTATCTACCATCTTAAAATATTCGACACAAACCTTGAGATAATTATCAAATGCCATTTTTAAATCAGCCGTCATCCTATCTGTTTTTTCATTGTTTAACATCATTCTTGTCAATTCGTGAATGCGTTTTTTATAAAACCGTCTATCTTTTTTATCTATAGTTGGTGTTTTTAAACCAGTTAATTGCTTATTATAACGAGATTTGCCAACAAGCCATTCTAGATTTATATTTGTCAGATTTATATTTGATTCATTATCCATATAGACAGTTGAAGATTTAATTCTATACTAAATACGAATCTACTACTATTCAATTACTTTGAACGGTTTGTATTTGGAACTTTTGTGTTTGAATCTTTTGTATTTTGAGTTTTTGTGTTTGATGTATTGGTATTTACACAACCATCATCAACACCTGGAATATCCTTTAATTGTTGTCGTGTGCAATTATTAAATAAACCATTGCCAATATTTTCTACATTTGGATTAAATTTATCAAATTGTTCCTTTTTAAACAATTCGTTAAAGGGTTGCATACCTCTTGGTTCTGTAGGCATAAAACTATATGCATATAAATCACTGTTACTATTTGGCACATATACAGACTGTGAGCATTTTTGAAGAGCGAATATTTGATTACGTAATTCAGATTCTTTATTGACTGAAGCTGCAAAACCAGAGTATGGAGAAACTGTATTTCCAGGATTAAAAACTTTTTCAATATTGTATTGAGGTTGTTGTTGTAGCGGAGTATTTATAGGAGCTCTTGGAGAAACAATTGGCATTAATGAATATTTGGTCATTACAGGACGTACACTTAAATAAGGTTGTAACATTTGCGAAGGGATATTTCTATCATATATACGATTGTTTATCGAACTTTGAATATTTGAATTACATTCTTTGTTGGCAAAATTGAACATCTATCTATATTATACTAATATATAGATATATATATTTTTACAAAATATTGTATCCATAAGGATAGTGTAAAATACAATAAATGTAACAATATAAAGGTTTTTTATACTATATATACAATAACACCTTAATGTGTGGAATTTTTGCTCTATTAAATAACAGAAATACATTTTCAGAATCATTTATAAATAAAGAATTCGAAAAGGGCAAGTCACGAGGACCCGAATATAGTGAATTAAAAAAAACATCTATTGAATGTATTTTTGGTTTCCATAGGTTAGCTATAAACGGACTAGATGAAATTTCAAATCAACCTATTCAAATCGACGATGTACAACTTATTTGTAACGGAGAAATTTATAATTATGATGAATTATACAGATTGATTGGTATTAAGGATGATGAAAGAACCACAAACAGTGACTGTGAAATTATCATTCATCTATACAAAAAATTTGGAATCGAACAAACATTGCAATTATTGGATGGTGTATTTGCGTTTGTTTTATGTGATAATAAAATTAGCAAAGAAGGTTGTAAACTATTTGTTGCTCGTGACCCATATGGTATTAGACCTCTTTATAAAATATTACCCAAACAACTAGTAAACGGAATCATGTTATTTTCATCTGAACTTAAAATGATGAATATCTTTTACAATGAATGCGATATACAGAATACACATACTATATCACATTTTCAACCAGGAACCTATAGTGAATATACACTTCCAATTAAGGCATCCCCTATATGGACATCGGTTAAAGAAAATGTTAGTTATCATTCAACAGGGTTTCATAGTATTTTGTACAAAGAAGATTTATTAGAGGTCTTGAATAATATACAATTTTATTTATACAATGCAGTCAAAAAGAGGGTATTGAATACAGACAGACCTGTAGCTTGTTTATTATCGGGCGGATTAGACAGTAGTTTAATTACAGCTCTTGTTTCACTTATTCAAAAGAAACACGTGATGGATAGCGGTGATGACAATTTTGTACCCGTAAACACATTTAGTATCGGATTTGAAGGTTCTGAAGATTTGAAATATGCTAAAATAGTTGCAGATTATTTACATACAAATCATACTGAAATTGTTATTACTGAACAAGAATATTTTGATGCAATTCCTGAAGTAATAAAAGTAATTGAAACATTTGATACTACTACAATCAGAGCAAGTGTTGGTAATTATTTACTTGGAAAATATATATCCAATAATTGTGATGCAAAGGTTATTTTCAACGGAGATGGATCTGATGAATTATGTGGTGGATATTTATATATGAATTTAGCTGGAAATTGTATTGAATTTGATAGAGAAACTAGGCGACTTTTAAAAGATATTCATATGTTTGATGTATTGCGTTCAGATAAGTGTATTTCTAGTAATGGTCTTGAACCTAGAACACCTTTTTTAGATAGATCATTTGTTGATTATTATTTGAGTATTCATCCAAGTATTCGTTTTCATGTAGAATCCAATAAAATTGAAAAATATTTATTAAGAACTGCATTTTCAGATGAATTGTTTTTAAATCATGAAGGTAAATCACTACTTCCAAAAGAAGTATTATGGAGAAAAAAAGAGGCCTTTTCAGACGGAATTAGTAAACAAAAATCATTATCAAGTATTATTGAAGAACATCTTATTGCTTTAGATAATATTCAATTAACAAATGTACCTGGTAATACTATAGAGGAAAAATATTATAGATGGGTCTTTATAGAGAATTATCCATTGTTTAGTAGTATAATGCCATATTTTTGGATGCCTAAGTATGTTTTAGCTAAGGATCCTAGCGCAAAAACTCTTTCTATCTACACCAAACTTGAAAATACTCTAGAAAATTATAATGTTGAATACGATGATAGGCACGAACCGGTATAACCAAGATATGATGTATATAATATAAACATAATTTATATGTAATATAGTATGGACATCGATTTATTAATGAATGCATTAGACAATGAAGAAAATTCCAAGTTGTTGGATTTGAATTCAAAGAAAATTAAAAATATAAAAATAGAGGTTTTAAAGGATTTTAATTTTTCGCGTTATGTATTGTTAGACTATATGAATAAGTTAAAAGATTACAGATATATTGATAGTATGAATGAATTCATTTATGGTCGTTATATTCGATGGATACATTTGACAAACATAGAGGATTTATCTTTAAATAAAGGAGGTGTTTTTTGCGACTTGTCTATAACTGATTCAGGTGTTTATATTACTTGTAAAACATTCTATAA